TGCTCCTGGATTAATAGGTAATTCATCATATCATCTTCCTGTTGTTCAACAATTAAATACAATGGTTCAAAATAGAGGAGATGCTATGTCTATAATTGATGTTGTAGGATATAATTCAAATATTATTCCTGTAACAATAGCTGCTAATTTTTTTGATACATCATACACTGCAACTTATTGGCCTTGGTTAAAAACAATTGACCCAAATTCAGGTCAACAGGTATGGATTCCTGCATCAACTTTTATTCCCGGGGTATATGCTAAAAATGATAGTATCGCATATCCTTGGTTTGCTCCCGCAGGAGTTAATAGAGGAATTATGAGTAATGTAATCCAAACTGAAAGAATATTAACCCAAGGAAATAGAGATTTTCTTTATCAAAATAATGTAAATGCAATTGCTACTTTTCCAAACACTGGGGTAGTAGTATTTGGACAAAAAACATTACAAAAGAAAAAAAGTGCTTTAGATCGTGTAAATGTAAGACGTTTATTAATTGAACTAAAAAATTATATTTCTCAAGTAGCAGATTCCTTTGTATTTGAACAAAATGATATTACTACTAGAAATGAACTTTTAGCTTTAATAAATCCTTATTTATTTGTTGTTCAACAACAACAAGGTTTAACTTCTTTTCAAGTAATAATGAATGAATCAAATAATCCACCCTCTGTTGTAGACCAAAATCAGTTAGTTGGGCAAATTTATTTACAACCTACTAAAACTGCAGAATTTATTATATTAGATTTTAATATATTACCCTCTGGAGTAACATTTCCATAATAATAATACATTTGTAAAAAAAAATTAATATTTATAATAAAAAAATAAAATGGCAAAATTTACAGTTTCTCCTGGAGTATCAATAAGTGAACTAGATAATACATTTTTAACAGGCCAACCTGTACAAGCAGGTGCTGCTATTATAGGCCCAACAGTAAAAGGCCCATACGAAACTCCCATGCTAGTAACTTCTTATTCAGATTTTATAACAATGTTTGGTGATACTTTTATTAGTGGTGGTAATGCATATTCATATTTAACTTCAATTGCTGCTTATAGTTACTTTAACTATGGTGGTACTTCATTATTAGTATCTAGAGTAGCAAGCGGTTCTTTTAGTGAAGCTACAAGTACTTCTATACCTAATTATTTTACTTCTTCATCATTTTCTCTTGGAACCATTTCTGAAGGAATAATTATGAATAGCTCAAGTTCAATAGTTAGTGGTTCTTTAGTTTCTGGATCTAAAGATAATTTAAGATGGGAAATTACTAATTCTAATACAGGATCAGGTACATTTAATGTATTAATTAGAAGAGGAAATGATAGTACAGATAATAAAGTAGTTCTTGAATCATTTAATAATGTTAATTTAGATCCTAATTCATCACGTTATATAGCTAATGTAATTGGTGATCAAGTATTAAATTACGACCAAGCTAATAACCAAATGCAAGTATCAGGAAACTATACAAACAAATCAAGTTATGTATATGTTAAATCTGTTAATTACCCCACTCCAAATTATTTAAATGTTAATGGAACTCCTAATTCATTATTTACTGGTTCAATTCCAATAAATGAAAGTGGTTCATTTATAGGCGCTACTGGAACCGTATTACAATCTGCTGCAATTAAGTTTTATGATGATATTGCTGCTCAAACCCAAGGGTTAATAGGAAGTGATTACGATCGCATGATTAATTTATTAGGAAATCGTGAAGCATATCAGTTTAATCTATTATTCACACCAGGATTAACTAATGATACTCACCCAACACAAATTACAAATATCATATTAAATACTCAAGAAAGAGGTGATAATTTATTTGTAACAGATTTAACTTTATATACTAATAGTGTAGCAGCAGCAGTAGCTCAAGCACAAACAAGAGATTCTTCATATGCTGCAACCTACTGGCCTTGGGTTCGTATTGCAGACCCAGCAACTGGAAAACAAGTATTTGTTCCAGCTTCAACAGTAATCCCCGGGGTATATGCTTTTAATGATAAAGTATCAGCTCCTTGGTTTGCTCCTGCAGGTATTAATCGTGGTGGATTATCTACAGTATTACAAGCTCAATATAAATTAACTCAAGGACAAAGAGATACATTATATTCAAATAATATTAATCCTATAGCAACATTACCAAAACAAGGTGTAGTAGTATTTGGACAAAAGACATTACAAAAACAACAATCTGCTTTAGATCGTGTAAATGTAAGACGTTTATTAATTGAACTAAAAAATTATATTCGTCAAATTGCAGATACTGTTGTATTTGAACAAAATACTATTACTACAAGAGCTTCATTTTTATCTAGAGTAACTCCATTTTTAGAAGGAATTCAACAAAAACAAGGATTGTATGCTTTTAAAGTAATAATGGATGATTCAAATAATGGTCCTGCAGTAATTGACCAAAATCAATTAGTAGGTCAAATTTATATCCAACCTACTCGCACAGCTGAATTTATTTCATTGGATTTTATCTTATTACCATCGGGAGCTGAATTTCCTGGATAAAAAATTAAATTATTAGATATTTATAATAAAACAAATTAAAAAAAACACCAATGGCAATTTTAAATTATTCAGATATTTTCTTTACACCTTTTGAACCTAAACAATCAAATCGTTTTTTATTAACTATGGATGGGATCCCATCATATTTAATAAAAGGAGTTGGTGGTATAAGTTTAACTCAAACTGCAGTAGCTCTTAATCATATTAATATACAACGATATGTAAAAGGAAAAACAGTTTGGGGGACAATTGCTTTTACATTATATGAATCTATAACTCCTTCAGGAGCACAAGCAGTAATGGAATGGGTACGTTTAGGACACGAATCTGTAACAGGTAGAGATGGTTACTCAGATTTTTATAAAAAAGATTTAACCTTCCAAGTTGTTGGTCCTGTTGGAGATATAGTTTCAGAATGGATAATTAAAGGAGCTCAAATTACAGATGCTAACTTTGGAGATTATAATTGGGATGATGATGGAACAATAGTAAATATTGCTCTTACAGTACAACCAGATTATTGTATCTTGAACTACTAAGAAACAACAACAAATTATACAAAAAGCTCCAAAAAAATTTGGGGCTTTCATTTTCCTTTCATATATTAAATTTATGAAAAAATTATTATTATTTATTTTATTGGCTAATATAGGATATGGTCAATATTGTCCTGCATTAGGTCCGGATCAATTACTACCGTGTGGTGTTAATACTACAACATTAACAGCAGATCTTTCTGGATGTGGTGGTGGAGCTAATCCTAATCAAACAACAAACTATTCAGTAGCTAGCATTCCTTACGTAGCTCAGACTAATACTGGAACTCAGGTATTTTTAGGTGATGATGCAGTATCTCAACCACAAAATATAGGATTTACCTTTTGCTTTTTTGGCAATACATACACGCAGTTCTATATTGGATCTAACGGATGGATTGGTTTTTCAGGTGGTCAGCCAGCAACCTTCGCATCAGTTGCAATTCCTAATATGGGGTTAAATGTTCCAAAGAATTGTATTATGGGTCCTTGGCAGGACTGGCATCCAGGAATTGGTGGACAAATAAGATATCAAACTAGTGGTGTTGCACCTTGTAGAAAATTAACTGTTAGTTGGATTGGAGTACCTATGTACTTGTGTACTAACTTGCAAGGGACTTTTCATATTGTCATCTATGAATCAACAAACGTAATTGAAAACCACATACAGAGCAAACCAAATTGCCCTAATTGGGCTTTAGGAACAGCGGTTCAAGGTATTCATAACCAACTAGGAACTATTGGTATTGCTGTCCCTGGTAGAAACTCAACCGTTTGGACTACTGTAAATAATTCATATAGATGGACTCCTTCAGGACCTACAGTTCAACCTGTATTAACATGGTATCAAGTAGGAAACCCAAATCCAATTGGAACTGGTCCAACAATTACAGTTACACCCCCTCTTGCTGGAGCAAATTATACATGTCATTTTGTTTATCCGGTTTGTAATGCTGGATGGTCAATTTGTAATATAGGAATAGGCAATTTAGGACCTGATACTGTATTTGTACAACCTGGTCCTCCTGTTTTAAATCAACCTAATTTTATAATAACAAATCCATTATGTAATGGAGATTGCAACGGATCTATTACAGTAAATCCTACAAATGGTGTCCCTCCTATTGGATATGTTTGGGGCAATGGACAAACAACCCAAACTATAAATAACTTATGTGCAGGAAACTATACAGTTACAATAACAGATGCAAATAATTGTACTATAACTGCAAATGCTAGTTTAATAGATCCACCTGTTTTACAATTGCCTTTAATGATTGCAAATAATCCTATTTGTTTTGGAGATTGTAATGGAACATCAACAGCAAACCCAATTGATGGTATTGCTCCATATACTTATTTATGGGATAATGGACAAACTACACAAACATCAATTAATTTATGTGCTGGAGCTTATAATGTAACAGTAACAGATGCTAATGGATGCCCTGCTTCAAATACTATTACATTAATAAATCCTCCAATGGTAGTAGTAGGAAATATTACCTTATTAGATACAATATGTTATTTATCTTCTAATGAATCTTATTCAGTGCCAAATTTAGGAGTAGGATACTCTTATAATTGGGCAAGTGTAGGATCTATTACTATAGGACAAGGGACTAATACTATTTCAGTAGATTGGTCAGCATTACCTGCAGGACTTATACCAGGAGCCGTTAATGTTGTAGCGGTGAATCAAAGCGGTTGTGCTAGTTTACCCCAAGTAGTGGACGTTTATATTTTAAACGTTTTACCTACGATTGATTCGATTATTCCGCTATGTGATTATGCTAATTGTGTAACATTAACTGGAAA